CAAGCTGAGACATAAGATTGAGGTACGCGGCCGCAACGTGCTCATGGGCGATGACAATGTCGTCACCCAGTATTGCATAGTCACGGAACGTCCCAATCTCGTATCCTACCCTAGCGGCTGCAATGTGTACTAAGACATGGTGAGTCAAAGCCAACATTGCTCACGAGGATAAGGCACCCATGGGTTGGCCTACTGCATAATACAGTGGGCCTTCCCCCTTATGGTGCCAAGCTCGTCCGACTAGCAACTCCGCCCAGATTTTGGCTAACGATGCATCCTTAAGGATGTACTCGAGAACCATTACCTGAAGCGAAACTGGCAACCGGTCAGTGGCCGCGGAAAGATCGTAAGAGTAAGTCGGTAGCCCCAAACGCACCCTTTCCAGGAGTGCACGGAGGGGCCTAGTTTGGTTGAACGTGCCATCCTGAGGAATCCCTTTCAGGATCCCAAAAAGATGATCGTGCAACTTAGCTAGAACCCCTTGGGTTCACCAATCGGTAATTGCGAAGACGCGGACTTTACCAGCCGCTTCTTCCTTTTCCGAGAGGCGACCCAGGACTATCGGCTTTCTCCCACCGATTCACCGCCGCATTGCGGCCGGGGTAAGCCCCACCAGAAAGCCTAACAGAAGAACATACATCGAGATCCACCAAGGAGCTAATGAAGCGAAAGCCTCAAAAGCCCTCGGCTCCCAAAAGAACGCTAAAGCGTCCCAAGGGGCGGATCAAGTTGCATGCCTTCCATTAGGACCTGCTGAGGAGGCGAACCGCCACGAGAAGTTAAACTCGAACGATGCAGCAGAATGAGGGAATAAACCATCCATAGCTGAAGCTACCTCCTGTCGGAGACTTGACACAGGAATTACTCCTGCGTATGGGTCAATGATAGTAGACAGCTTCAGTTTAGGAGGCGCCTTAATCACTCGGTACAGTGATAGCAAGGTTAACGCGATCTTAACCGCAAATGGGCGAGTTGGCATTTGCCTTCTCAACCAGAACGGTAAGATCCGCGGTAACCCTGACTTATCGAGAGAGACTACAGGTTCACCCGGTGTAAATCGGGGGATCTGTTTCCCTACTCGCCAAGCGTATACGGCTAGAGTTGCCTTCTTGAGGTACTGGACCGACATAGTCGACCCAGATCCCTTTCAAAGACGCTCCATCCGTTGCGCTAAAGCGATAATGGGTGCTCTCAGTGTACGTGCGCTTGTTACGCTCACTAGGAAGGATGCGAGTGGGACCAATTCCTTGATCTTCAATCACACTCTCCCTATGGGTGTGCGCAGCATCGTGTTTCGAACTTTTATAAATTCGACTACATTCTGTTGTGACACGAGCCGTCCGTCAACGTACCTCAGGGTTGGGTTAGGGTGTTAGCCTTCCAATCATCTTTGCCATCAAAAGCAGAGATTCGAGACGAATGCTCC